GAAGCACGGACCGCTGTCAAATCATCGAGGCTCCAGAACTCCGGCCAGCAAGGTGAGCCGTCCTCAAAGATCGCCGGTAACTCCACAACTTCCCACTGATCCGCTAACTCATCTTTCGCCATAGCACGTAGCAACTGTCCCGTCATATCCTTCTCGGACCATCGTGTCTGAACCAAAACAATACTGCCACCCGGCTGTAATCTCTGTCGGGGACCTCCAGTGTACCAGTCCCACGCATCGTCAAAACCCGTATTAGACATTGCTGTTTGCTCCGAGTGTGGGTCATCTATAATCACCAAGTCTCCACCACGACCCGCTAAGTTTGAACCCACACCTACAGCATAGTACATACCACCAGAAGTTGTGTCCCAACGACCAGATGCTTTACTGTCCGCTGACAAATTAACAGACGGAAAGATCTCTTTGTAATCGTCACTATCAATAAGGTTCTTGGTCTTACGTCCAAAGTTCACGGCGAGCTCAGTGGTGTGTGTCGCCTGAATAATCTTCATCTTAGGATTCTTACCCATCATCCACGCAGGAAACAAGAAGCTGGCAAACTCAGATTTTGTATGTCTCGGGGCCATATTGATTATCAATCTCTTGAGCTCGCCACGTGCCACACGCTCTAGCTTTTCAGCGATAATTTTGTGGTGACGACCTGCAATAAAATCGGGCCACATATTTTTTACAAAAATTAAAAAGTCCTGTTGGCACTTCTCGTTTTTCTCGATTTGCGCAAGTCGTAACTTGAGCTTTGCCTCTTTCTCAGTCAGATCCATCCGGGGCCCCTAAAAACGCTTAAATCATGTGCATAATATGCACGGTTTTTGGGCAGTTAACAAGAACTCTGTTTTTTGCCTATTTATTGTGCATTGTTTCACGTGAAACATTGTGCGATTTTTTACGTAAATATTCGTGCGAAACATGGCCCTAGCTAACGTCTGCACAACCGCTGGTAGTGGTTATTTTTTTAAATTTTTTGGATCTAGGCCAGCGTAAAATGCCTCGATTGTCTAAGGATCCTAAGCGAAAAACATGGCCAGCTGGCGGCGGATCTAGGCCAGCGGCTGGCGGATCTGGCGCGCTGGATCTCGACCAGCTGGCGGCGGATCTAGGATCTGGAACCGTGAACCGTGCACCAGCTGGCGGCGGATCTGGGATCCGAACCGGTCGAGCTCGAGCAATGGCCAGCGGCTGGCGGATCTAGGATCTAGGATCTAGGATTTTGTAAACCAGGTTTACATAAAAATGGCCAGCTATACGATTGACCAGCTACGCGGCACGCTGGCGGCGGCGTGATTAACTAGGAAATAGACACAAAAAAAGCGGCGCAAAGGCCGCTTTAATTGCACCAGCTGGCGCGGATCTAGTCGATCATTTCAAATTGATCTTCTAAGCCTATCAATGGTTCATGCTTGCGCGTTTTCTGGCGTACTAGCGACCGTTTTAATAACGTCTTACGTCCAGTGTGGCCGTCAGTAAATGACAGCTGGAAAGTTTTAACGCCGTTTTCTGGATCTTCTTGAACGCTCATGTTTAGCTGTCCGAAGTGATGCGAATTAATAGCGCTAAATCCTACGTTAATATTTTGCGTGTTGTGCTGGATCACGCCGAAAGATTTATTACCAGTTTTCGCGCCGCTATTTCTAGCATAAGCGCAAGAATTGATATCGAACCAAACAGGATAGTTTCTCATAGTTTTTACCTTTCAATAGTTATGTTTAATTTGAGTATAAGAAAAAAAGAGAATAAATCAAACAATATAAGAAAGGCCGCATATAGCGGCCTTAATTAGTGCACCAGCTGGCGGATCTAGTCGAGCTCTTAACTTGTCATTCTATTAGTTTTTAAACCCTTTTGACGCGCTACCATTACAAACTCTAAAATTGGATTATAGATTTTAAAATTGTTTTCACTGTCCGCAAGAACTTTTAAGACGTAGGTATCAACTATAAAATCAAGATCGTTTAAACAATTGTCATATTCAACCGAATGAATTGTATCCAAAGTATTCATTACAAGCGCATCATACTTTTCAAAAAATCCAGCGGCTGGCATATCTTTAGACCAGCTTTTCCATAAACGCCGCGCTTTTTGTGTAAGTAATTTCATGCCATATAATTCATTATTAACGGCCGTTTCTGGTATTTTATCAAATAGAATATCCATATCTAAACTTCCTTAATCTGAATCATAGCGTTTTCAGTTTCTTGTAAAGCTTCCAGATCTTCTTCAGAAAGCGTATACTGGCTATGCGCTACCGTATGTTCAACACGGCGGCCTAGTTCTTCAGATATCCAGTCTTCAACTTCGGTAATAGTTTTAAATCTTTTTTTGGTCGGATTAGTATCCAGCCAGTCAACTGGATAAATTACTTCATATTCAATAGTCATAATTTTACCTTTCATAGTTATGTTTAAATTCAGTATAGGAAAAAATAGGCCTATTGCAATAGAATAAAAAAAGGCCGCATAAAGCGGCCTTTAGTGGTTCATATATAAATGGATCTAAGCGGCTACCGTATCCAATAGCTGGCCAGCCTTGCGCTCTAAATCCAGCCTATTGTCTTGGTGTGGAATATCGCGCGCTATAGCTGTTATAGCATTAGATGCGTCCCAGATCGTTTTCATAGGCTTTTGTTCTTCTTCACCATGTCTAGTATAAGCGGCCTTAGCCATTCTAGCGGATAGGCCTACGCGCTTTTGAAGAAATTTTAAGGCCTGTTCTTCATCTTCAGCAACTTGCGCTTCTTGCGCCGCTTGTATACCGTCCAGCACTTTAGTAGTAGATCCATTGCTAAAAGATCTAAGAGCTGGCTGGGCTTCATCGCTAAAACGTTCCGCCGCGAATTTGGTATGTCTGATAGTGATTTCACTAAAATCTTCAACACCCCATGCGTAACGGTTCTGGCATATGCCGCGCATATACATTGTCGCGATCTTGCAAGATTTGGCGCCTACTTCACTATTAGAGATGTAAAAACCCCTGAACACTAGATCAGGCTCACCGTTAGGAAGCTTGCCTATTTCAATAGGGTTTAGATCATCTACTAGAAAAATAAAAACGTCCCTATCAGATCCATAGATAGTAGTGCTCTCATTAGTCACGGGCGCAAAAGGATCATAAACAGCCATGCCGCTTTCAGATCCAGTTATATAACCGGGAATTTTAAACTTAGTAGCGGCGGCTATTTCTTGGACAGCGGCTACTATTTCCCAATCATATATGCGGCCGTATTCGGATCCAGTAAGAGCTCTTAACTGGCCTTTTGTAGATTTATAAGATTTTACCAGCTCTTTATTTCTGTTTTCTAGTAAACCCCATTTAACACAATCCGCCGCTAGTGGCGCGGGTAGATCACGCAAATAGCCAGCTGGCGCACCAGCTAAACTACTGATCTGGCCAAAAGACCAATGAGTAGGAACGGCCTGATGTTCTTGTTTGTTCTGATCAGTAAATTCCAGCGTTATCTTGCCTTGTCTTATATCGTTTTCATCTAGATCACCGTTTATGTGTAAATTCTTAACGTTAAGAACGTCCGCTTGCATCATCTGATAATCATTAAACTTGAAATCACGCAATGCTTGCAAAGATGTAAACCGTTCATCAGCTGGCCTACGCGCCCAATTTGAAGCAATTAACCCAGCTTCGCTACTAATACCATGCGTTAACGCATCTGTTTTATATGTAAATTCATTCATAGATTTACTCCTAAGTTATGTTAAAAAAGCGGACTGTTTTACCAGCCCACTTTATTTGTCGCATATATGCCTATACTTTTCAAGAATTAATTTTTTGAAAAGTTATCTTCTTCATCAATAATAAGATTTAATTCTATGGTTTCCGAACCGTCCACAATAGAATGATCAAATTCTTCCCAGCTCAATTTGTGATCTTTATCGCTGGGGTTCTCTTGCGGATC